AAACTCAACCCTCAACAGATTGCTGCACTCACTCGCTGAAAATAGCAGAGGCCAAACAGAAGCAGCAGAGCTGATCGAAATCGAAATGGACGCAAAAGATAAGCGCCAAAGAAACATCAAGCTCACACCAAAAGGCAAAAGCCTAATGAAGAAAATGTTCGGAGCAAAAAAATGATGACAAAAATTAATTTAAATAAGTATGCAATGGAACAAAGAATTGCAGGCAAACTTCTACGCGAAATAGGTGAAGAATTGGGCGTTGGAAGAGAGAGAGCTAGGCAACGTGTGGCTTGGGGTTTTAGGTACGCAGAAAAATATGAACGGGATAAAAACGCCACAACAATGGGCGATCTGTTTTTATCTGCAAGATTGAGTAATGGAATAAAAAATATGGACGCAAAAGAAATGACTTTTGATGAGTTCTTGGAAAATGTCAGCCAACAAAAAATGATTGATACTCCAAATATTGGAAAGTCTTGCGTAAAAGAATTGATCAATGCCCTTCAACAAAAAAGAGTTTCGGAAGAAAAAATAAGCGCGTGGCTCAACGTAAAAATTAAAAAAATTAAAAAAGTAAAAAAAAAACGGTGTGACGCAGGAATACCAAATGGGCCAGAAGAAAAATTTGAAACATGCCAGCAATATGTCATAGGTGAAGGCAGGGCATTCATGGGTAAACTTTGTGGAGAGCCGCTAACTTCACAACAAAAAAAATATTGTTCAATCCATAGAAGGGGTAAAAAATGATCGTTAAATCTTGGAAGTTCACAGGCTTCAAATCAACCTTCCCAGAATGGGTTGCAGAAAATACATCCAAACGTGCAGGATCAAAACACCTCTGGGTCCACACACAATATGGTGAAGCACCAGCAAGAGAAGGCGAGTGGATCTCAATCAATCTGCGAGGCCACCTAGATATTCACAGCGAAAAACCAGAAGGATGGGCAAAAGAAATGATGGCAGGCGCAGCATTCACAGTTCTCGTTCTCGCAGTGTTTGTAATATTCCTTGCAATGTGATAACCAAAACTCACTGCTCGATAAGGCCCATGCCTGTGGCCTCATCCCAAACTGCCCCCGCCTTTGTGGTGGGGGTTTCTTTTTTAAATGATCTATCTTACATTGCAGTAAAACTGGAAAGATCACCACATGGCAAAGAAAAAGTCAAAGAACCCTGTCGGAAGGCCCAAGTTCGAGGTCACTCCTGAAGTGCTGGAAAACACCAGACGCTTCATGGCGCAGGGCTTAACCAGAGAACAATGTGCTGCTTCGCTGGGGATTTCAGTCGCAACTTTCTACGTTTATCAGGCAGAATATTCAGAGTTTTCAGAGGCTATAAAAAGCGGTGAAGCCGAAGGCATACAGCAGGTCACCAACGCACTCTATGAAAAGGCCACAGTTGATCGGGATAACACCGCCATGATCTTCTTCCTGAAGAACCGCGCAGGATGGGTCGATAAAAAAGAAGTCGCAACAACCGTCGAACAAAAGCACGTCATAGATATTACGAGGATCAGCGATGAACAGCTCAACGCACTTGCAACAATTTTTGAACAGTCTAACGCTGGAGCAAGTGCAGGCGGAGCGTTACCGCAGATCATTGAGGGAGTTTACGAAAGCAGCTTGGCCGACGATTGAACCGGGCGTTGAGTTCCAGAACAACTGGCACGTCGATGCAATCAGCGATCACCTCCAAGCCGTTGTCGAAGGCGACATCAAACGTCTGATCATAAACGTGCCGCCACGCCACATGAAATCAATCAGCGTGGCCGTTGCGCTGCCAGCTTGGACTTGGACCCACCAGCCGCATAAGAAGTTCCTGTACGCCTCATATGCCTCTTCCCTGTCCATCAGGGACAGCACCAAGTGTCGCCGTCTGATCGACAGCCCGTGGTACGATAGGCACTTCGGTGATAAATTTCAGCTCACTGGTGACCAAAACCAGAAGCAAAGGTTCGAGAACGATAAGACAGGCTACCGCATCGCAACGTCCGTAGGTGGCGCTCTGACAGGTGATGGTGGTGACATCATCTGCATCGATGACCCGCACAACGTGGTAGATAGCGACAGCTCAAAGGTGCGCGAGGGCGTTCTGGAGTGGTGGGACCAAGCCATGCAGACCCGGCTCAACGATCCCCGCACTGGCGCTTTCGTCATCATCATGCAGCGTGTCCATGAGCAAGACTTGACCGGGCATATCCTGTCCAACCAGCTAGGCGATGAGTGGAACCACCTCTGCCTGCCTGCCCGATACGAAATCGGACATCCAACGCCAAGCAAATCATGGCTGGGCTTCTCAGATCCGCGCACAAAGGAGGGCGAGCTGCTCTGGCCTGAACGCATCGATGACAATACGCTAGACACACTGGAGCGCAGCCTTGGCTCTTACGCAGCAGCAGGCCAGCTACAGCAGCGCCCATCACCCAAAGGTGGCGGAATCCTGAAGGCAAGCTGGTGGGTTCCTTGGGAAAAGGAAGACCTTCCCGACATCGAATATGTCCTGCAATCATACGATACAGCTTTCGAGGCCAAAGAAAGCTCTAGCTTTAGCGCCCGGACAACTTGGGGGGTCTTCCAATACAAGGGCGCAATGTGCGCGATTGTTCTAGAGGCTTGGTACGATAAGGTCAGCTACCCAGATCTGCGCCGATTGGCGCAAGAGGCTTATGATGAGTGGGAGCCAGACGCAGTGCTGATAGAAAAAAAGGCATCAGGTCAATCTCTTCTGCAAGATCTGCGTATGGCTGGCGTTCCAGTATTGGCTTATTCTCCAGATCGGGATAAAGAAGCTCGCGCCCATGCATCAAGCGCACTTTTGGAAGATGGCAGGATTTTCTTCCCTTCTAATCGAAAATGGGCTAAAGATTTAATAGATATATGCGCAGCCTTTCCTGCACATCCAAATGACGATGTTGTTGATACATGCACACAGGCATGGTTAAGGTTACGAAAAGGATGGTTCGTTGGTCACTCAGAAGACCCAGATGACGATGAGCCAGTAGAAAAACAAAGGATGACGCTCTATGGCTGAACCACAAAACATTGTTCCATTTGCCGAAGGCGCTCCCGCCGATGACCTGATGATCGAAGAGATAGGTGACGGTGACGTTCTAATCGGTGACCCAGAATTAGATTTTATGGATGAGCTGGACGATGCGGAGTTTGACCAAAACCTTGCCGAAGTTATCGATGAGCGCGAACTTATGCGCAAAGCCAGCGAGCTGGTCGGGTTTTACGAGAATGACCGCGCAGCTCGCGCCGAATGGGAAGAACGCTACAAGCAAGGTCTCAAGACCCTAGATCCAGATGGTGGATTGGCAGAAGGTGAAGATGAGCGTTCAAGCCGTGGCCTGTCAGTTGTGGTTCACCCGCTGATCGCAGAAGCCGCAACCCAGTTTAACGCTAAGGCAATCGCAGAGCTTTATCCGTCAGGTGGCCCAGTTAAATCTGTCATCCTTGGCGAGCCAAACGAAGAGATGGAAGATCAAGCTCGCCGTGTGCGTGAGTTTATGAACTACCAGATCACACAGGAGATGCCCGAATACTTCCCTGATCTTGATCAGATGTTGTTTCACCTCCCGCTGATCGGCCACACCTTCAAGAAGGTTTGGTGGGACACAAACTTGGATCGGCAGTGCAGCCAGTTCGTAAAGGCTGAAGACTTTGTGGTCGCGCCAGAGAGCAAAGATCTCTACACATCCCCGCGCTATACGCACGTCATTCGGATGCCAAAGAATGACTTCAATCGCTACGTTCAGAACGGGTACTATCTCCAGACGAAGTATGGCGAAACAAATTCTATTGACCCATCAGGCGATACAATCGGTGAGATCGAAGGTGTCGATCAGTACGATGACAGCGACGATAACGTAATGACGCTGCTTGAAATGCACGTCTATGATTTGTTTGACGGCATCGATGGCCAAGAAATGGATGATGAAGACTTCGATGATAACGCAGTCGCCATCCCATATGTGATCACAATCGACTATGAAAACCAGAATGTGGTGAGCATTCGCCGCAACTGGAAAGAAGATGATGATCGCAAGAAGCGCCGCGATTGGTTTGTTAGCTACAAGTTCCTGCCCGGTTTAGGCTTCTATGGCTTTGGCCTTTACCACATGATCGGTGGATTGGGTAAAGCAGCGACTGGATCGCTTCGCGCCCTTCTCGACAGTGCAGCTTTCTCGAACATGCAAGGTGGCTTTAAGCTGCGTGGCCGCGTCAATGGCGGCGACATGCAAATCAGCCCCGGCGAGTTTGTAGATCTCGACAGCACAGTCGATGACGTGAATAAAGCCATCATGCCCCTGCCGTTCAAAGAGCCAAGCGGATCTTTGTTCAACCTGCTTGGATACATGGTTGACGCAGGTCAGCGTTTCGCCAGCACAGCCGATTTGAATGTCGGTGACGTAAATCCAAACGCCCCAGTCGGATCGACAGTCGCCCTGATCGAACAAGGATCGAAGGCATTCAGCGCAATCCACAAGCGTTTGCATTATGCGCAAGGCCAAGAGTTTAAACTTCTGGCTGACCTGAACGCAGAAAACTTGCCAGATGAGTTTAGCTTTGCCCAAGCTGGTTCCTCTGAAATTATTTATCGTACTGACTTTGATGATCGCATAGACATCGTCCCGGTCTCAGATCCAAACATTTTCTCGACAGCCCAGCGCATTGCGCAGGCTCAAGCTGTTCTGGAAATGGCACGATCAGCTCCGCAGCTCCATGATTTGTATGAGGCATACAAGCGGATGTATGAGGCGATCCGCATTCCAAATATCGATGAAATCTTGCAGAAGCCTGAAGAGGCGGTGCAGATGGACCCAATCGATGAGAACATGAGCGTTCTGTACGGCAAACCAATTCGCGCCTTCCCAGAGCAAGACCATGAGGCACACATCGCGGTTCACATGCAGTTCATGCAAGATCCATCATTGGGCGGAAACCCCGGCGCAAAGCAAATGCAGCCTGTGCTGATTGCTCACATCGCAGAGCATATCGCGCTTCTGTATCGTCAGCGCATGGAGGCAGGCATCAACATGCAGATGCCACCAATGCCAGACTTCAGAGATCCAAAGTTCAAGTTCAACGAAGTAGATCCAGCAACGGACATGCTGATCAGCCAACGCGCAGCGCAAGTTGTGCAATCTGCGCCTCAGATGAAGCAGATCGAAGCACTTCGAGGCATGGGCGGCCAGCAAGGTCAACAAGGGAACCCATTGCAATATGCGCAACAGCTCGCGCAGCTTGAGACTGAATCTTTGAAAGCTCGCACTCAGGCGCAAATACAATCGGATCAGGCCAAGGCAAAGTCCAACATCCAGATCAAGCAAGCCGAAGCGCGGCAGGATATGGAGATCGAAATGGCCAAGGCGCAGGCAGATTTGCAGGCAAAGGTCACAAAGCTAGAGGCAGAGTTGCAGCTTGAGAGAGAAAAGAATGCAGCTAAGATTCAGATGGAGGCCATGAAGAATGTACCGCCAGCAGTATAATTTGCCTCCCATCAATCCTGCTGCCTTCGGCGGTCTACCGCAGCAGGGTCCACAGGGTGGCCCTCCAATGTCCCCTCCCAACAATGTTGGGGGGCCACAGGCCCAACCGCCTATGGATATGAATAAGTATCTGATCAACAAGGTCATGGAAATCAAACGCCGCATGGGCAACCAATCAACTGGTGCGCTGGGCGCAATCTCTGAAGCTATGATGCCACAGCCTAACCAACAAGCACAGCCGGGACCGCAGCCTGAACCTCAACCACAACCTATGAGGGCGTGATGAATAACACTTTTATGGATCGTGTGAGTGCGATTGTAGCCAAAAACCAACCTGCTTCTATGCCAATGCAAGCCCCAGAATCTTACCCAGATCAAGGCATGGGGGCTTTGAGCAATGTTGTTTCTGGCGCTCCACGTCAAACTGAGATCATGGGCCAACCACACATGCTGGCTTACATCAACCCACAAGAAGAACAGATGTTGCGCAATGCGGGTGGCGCTGGTCTGCCGGGTCCAGACGGTGTTCCTGCTTATTGGTTTCACTCATCTAGTGGGCCATCTTTTTCAGAGTCTGTTTCAAATTTTAGTGACAAAGTTTCAAATTTTTTCAACTCTGCTTCTTCAACCACACCTAGCCCTGCACCCACTCCTACAGTTATTCCGACAGGTACAACCCTAAAAACGGGAACTGTTTTAAACAGAGGATCTGATCCTGTTGTCTTTACGCCTAACGACGATGGTGGGTTTACGGGGCAAAATCAGTCTACTGTTATAGATTTTGGATCTGATTCAGACAACGCGGCAGCGGTTGATGCTGCTGTTGCAGAAGCTATTGATTATACTCCAAGTGTAAGCACTCCAAGTGTAAGCACTCCAAGTGTAACCACTCCAACTACTACAGCATTGCCAGATACGGTAACTATTCAACCTCCACCTTCTGGAACCAATCAAAATACAGGTTCGCAGCCTGTATATTTGCAGCCGAATACTGCTGGCGCATTGCCACAAGAAACAACCCTTGCAGATGTTCAGCAAGAGCTAAACGCGGCAATATCCAAGGCACAAAGTGCTTCTGGAAGCAACGAGGCAGCGGATTATTGGAACGATGAAATCGCGCAGTTGGCAGCTCAACGTGATAGGATTCGAGATAGCGGCACAGAATCTACAGGTTCGCTTTCGGACATCAAAGCCGACTTGACCTTAACTGGAAACGATTCTGGCGCTCTTAATTTATTGCCTTTGGGCAATAACACTTTAGGGCAAACAATCATAAATTACCTCACTCCTTTTGGCTCAAAAGAATATATAAACGGCGTTTTGGTAGATACAGACGCAGGAGACTTTACCAGCGATCCTT